TTTCTCCCTATTGGTTCTTTGAAAGTATCAATAGTAACAATGATATTTCTTCCGTCTTTTGTTTTTGCTTCTTTAGCGATTGATGCTGTTGGTTTCATATATTATTGTTTTATGGTTATTTCTCTGTAAAATTTATCTACATAATTATCTGCTTCAGGTATTTCTATTCCTTCTTGCGCGCAGAAGTTAAGTACATTTTGTATAAAGTCGGATGTTTCTGCCTTGCTTAAATCAGTTAAGCTTCTAGTAACATCTTTTAACCAACTCTTTTTACCTACTATTACCTTTACCTTGTAAGATAAAAAAAGAGGCGAAAACACTTCCTTGTGTATCTCATCTCTAGTTTGATAATGCTCAAACTGATTACAAGTTAAGCATACTCCTAAGATGCAGCCAAAATAATATCCGAATTGATTAACTGTAGGACGTTTAAATCTTTCCTTCATTACAATTTCAAATTCTTTACCTGCTAATGCTTGGCGCTGTTCCATCCACAACTCATTATTGTAGAATGAGATATTTCCGTTTGGAAGGATGCGTCCGTAATGTTTCAGTTCGACTTTCATGTTATAGTAAAATAAGATTTGTATCGTTTTGAACAGTACCTAAAAGCTTTCTTTGTAGCGTACTT